TGCCGGATACTTTAATGTGTGAGTGAAACAACTTACGCGAGGAATATCAATATGTAATTGAGGCAATCGTTTAGGCGGGCTGTAAAGATCAACTTCAAAAGGCATGAATTCATGGTAAAGTAGCTCATAGTCGCCTTGATGTTTTTCGTGAAAATCGATATTTTTAAAGTATGGATTATTCATGAATTCTTCAGCATCAAATACACGGCACTCTTTTGAAATGGCTTGCATATAATAATTAAGGACGTCTGGGCGCTCACTTAAATATGGTGCAATCATTGACTCCACCATAAAAAGCAGTATCAGCTCATCATCTGAATAACCAGAATCCCCTCGCGCCTGCAAATCTCGGTTAGTTTTTTCTGCTTCAGCTCTAAGTGACTCAATATCTCCGGGAATTACCGAGTTTTCTTTTATAGAATGTGTAATGACTGTATTCACCATAGAGGAAAACGGCTTGATATCAAGCAGCTGCATTATTTTTTCGGTAATTCTTTTAGAGGGCAGAATTCTCATATAGCATCATCTCGCTTGCTGTGATAATAATCTTATAAAAATTATAGCACAGCAGGGAGAAAAAGTCAATCAGAACGCATCAAAATCAGCCTGTCCAGCGACCTCCGACCAGCCGTCATATTCGTCGTTTTCCTTTTCCGTGAACATATCATTCACGACTCCGATCGTGAGCAGATCAAGCTCCGAGAGAGACAGCCCGATCTGCACACATCGGAGAAGGAAGAGGGGCGTTGTCATCGGGCGGTCAGTTTTTCGATGTTTTTTTTAGATTCCGCCTGCGTCTCCACATTGAGTCCCCATAGTTCAATGAGCTGCGGCAGCACCTCGTAAATGGAGAATGTGTTGAACGCTTCGAGCCATTCATCGGGATTGTCCGGCACGTTCTCCGGATCAGCGTGTTTCGCCATGATGTAGGCGATATTCTCGAACACCTCAAGGCTCTCGATGTCAAGAGTAGAACCTTCCTCGTCGCCCTCCTGCACGGAAGTCTGAAGGGCAGCGAAGTCCTTGTAAATATCCCTGCGGAACTTGATGCGATAAAGGCGAGGCACAGCGGCACTCGCCTTGAACGGAACCTCGATGCCGTCAACGGTGATTGTCTTTTTAATAGCCATGCTGTACCTCCTTACTCGGTCGCGCTGCCGCTTTTGGTTGTGCCTGCGGAACGTGTGCCGGTGCTGTTGTTGGTTGCAGCAGTCGGCATATACACAGCGTTGTACCAGTTGTCGTAGGTCGTCTGGTCGGTGCTTTCGCAGGTCTTGGACTTCACCAAACCGTTGGGCAGCGCCAATGCCTTGAGGGAGAGCTTTTCCGTCTTGACGGACTTGCTCTCCTCGGTAGTCTCGCCCTCGGTCGCAGGACGGGACGCAGAGCAGCAGTACAGCACATGACGGATGTGGTTCTTGTCGCCGTCGAACTCGAACATAAGTGCAAACTGCGATGTTTCTGCATCGTTGCGCTCCACCAGAACGCCCTTTGCATCAAGCTGTTCACCGAGAATCGCCGTTGCAAAATCGGTTGTGATGAGTGCGACCTCCAGATCGCCGTCATAGCCTGCGTTGTTGTTGATGACATAATACACGCTGTTGTCAGCGTAGAAGTTCTCGTTTTCGCCGTTCGCATCAATGCTCAGGGATACAGCACCGGGCAGGCGCACAGGCGTTGCAAATGTCGGAACGCCCTCATCAGACCATGCTGTGATTTTAGCCCAATGCACCTTATTCAGACCGAATTTTACCTTATTCTTCTGCAGTGCCATTGTTATACCTCCATTTCATAAAGCGTCTCGTAGAGCTTTTCGCTCTCGATCCAGCTTTCAGTTTTCGTGTAATAAATATTGTGCTGCGTCAGCACTTCCTCCACATGGCTTTCCGTTTCGGGCGACTTTTCATCCGTATACAGTTCCACATCAAGCTGCTTGAAGCTGTGGTACATCAGATTATCCGCACCGAATGTATTTTCACCGGGCGACAGAAAAAGCGCAAAGGGCGGTCGTGGAGATTCGCCCTCGGCAAAATGATGATAGGCGAACGGTAGACCGATCTCCTGCATCATTTCATTGATTTCTTCGTAGGTCATGCGCATTATCCTTTCAGGGCTTTTTCGATCAGTTCTGTGAGCAGAACTTCACCGTTTGCTTCGGCAGGAGCGATATGCGGAATCGCCGCAACTCTGCCGCCGCCGCGCTTTGCATGACCTTTTTCAAGCAGGTGCGTAAGCTGGTAGCGGTCTTTCGAATGAACCGTCATTTCAAGAGTATGGCTGTTCTCCCGCGTTTTCTTGGTCGTCCAGCTCTTTCGGTACTTGCCGCTGCGCTTCGGAGCATTGGCGGAGATTTCCTTCTTGACGGAGGTGGCTGTCTTTTTGACTGCCGCTTTCATGGCAGTATCCGCAAGGTCTGCATATTCCGTCAGCCCCCGCATGATCTCCTGCGCCATATCGTCAATCGAAGTCATCCTGCTCACCAGCCTTTCGTGTACCTGCCGTGATCTTCATATAATCCA